TGCTCTTTCGGTCGGCCTCGATCGCGTCCATCACGTCACAGACCTCATCGTCGAGGAACTTCTCGGTCGGCGGCGAGGCGAGGTCCTGAAGCGCGATGTAGGCATGCATTTCCCACGTCACGCGGACCCGGTTGCAGTCCCCGGGCCCACGTTCGACGAGGATCGGCGACTCCGGAGCGAGCGAGAACTGCCAGAAGTGCAGCCGGTCGCCCGTGTCCTTCATTACCGCAGCGATGCTCGCCTCGTGGGACAGGTTCCGCGTCCAGTCGTAGACCGGGGTGCCAGCCGGGACGCCGCTCGTGATGAGCGCCTTGATCGCGGTCCGCACCGCGGCGACCTGAGTCTTGAGGGCCACGGCTCAAGCCCCCCCGCCGCCGCCGGTGAGGCGCGAGACGATGCGCGCGTTCGCGTCTGAGAAGAACGTCACGACGCGGCCCTTGCCGGCCTCGAAGCCACGCTTGAAGAACAGACGCGGCTTCGAGCCGACGCGGCTGATCTTGCGCGCGATCAGGAACGCCACAGACCGGGCCTCGCGCTCGTCGGAGATGCCGAGCTTGCGCCGGACCCAGAGCGCGATCGGCGCGATCGGCGGGAAGTGCGGCCGGCTCCCGAGCTCCACGGGGAGCGCGTAGGAGACCGGATCGAAGACGCGGCCGACGAGCGAGACACCCTCGCCCGTGACGGACGTCGCCACCCCGCCGCGCAGGAGCGCCGTCACGCCCACCGGCACGAGCGGCATGATCTGGCCCTTCAGGTGCAGCACCGAAGCGTTCACGGCCCGATCCAGCTCTTCGTGGACGACACGCGGCGCGGTGCCGTCGAAGAGCGGCGTCTTCGGGATCTTGAACTCGATGGTGAGGTCGAGACCCATCACCGCTGCCCATGGAAGAAGTAGCCTTCGCGGCCGACGGATCCGAACACGCTCATCACGGCCGATGCCCCAGAGGCCGGAGCGTCCGCGGCGTCGCCCCCGAGCTTCGCGGCGTATGCCTCACGCCACCGCTTCGCCTGCGCGCGGTACTCTTGCGCCTTCGTGAGATGCGCGACCGTGTCGGCCGAAAGTGATCCATCCGTGCTCTGCGAGTAGAACCCGGCGAGCGCGTCGCAGGCGTAGGCGGTCGCCAGGTCCGCGAGTGCCTCTTCGTCGGCGGCGGGCACGCTCGAGCTGCCCTCGATCACCACGTGCGCGCTCGAGTAGAGGACGTGGAACTTCTGCGTGGCCGTTGGCGTGACGTCGAGGAAGCGCAGAAAGAGCCCCGTGCTCAGGCGCAGGACGCAGTAGCGCGAGATGTCGAGCACCGGCGGGCGCGCGGCCGTCGCGTCCCACGGATAGATCACCTCGAGGATCGCGCTGATACCGTCCACCCACGAGGCGAGCTTCGGCGTCGTGCCGTCGAGCTGATAGTCGAAGACGCCCGCACCGTCCACAAGCTGGGCCAAGCGACGCGGCCGCGCTTGCTGATAGTGCGCCACCGCGCCCATGATCGCCTTGTCGAGAGCTTCGGAGTCGAGCTTGGCGGCGGCGTCCTGAAGGCGCGGCTTCACCTTCTCGCGGAAGGTCGAGAGGGTGGAGGCCATACCGGCGCTCCCCCTACTTCACGACGTGGAAGAGTGCGCCCGCGCCGCTGAGCGTGAGATGCGGCCCGCGGATGGCGATCGGGCCCGGGACCACGACGGCCGAGCCGTTCGCGACGGCGTTCAGCGTCAGGACGACGGTGCCGCCGGAGCCGCCCTCGCGAATGACGGCCGAAGCGTTCGCGGCGGCAGGCGTGAGGACGACCGCGAAGAGCTTGATCTCCGCGGTCGCCACGATATCGCCGGTCGCGCTGAACTGTTGCAGTCGTCCGATCATTCGAAGTCTCCAGCCGAGGGCGGGGCCACCGCCCCCGGAGAGTGAGCCCCCGCCTTAGACGGGGATCCAGTCGAACTGGAAGAGCGACGGGCCGATCAGGACGCCGGTCCCGACCTTCTCGTACTCCACCGCGAGGACATCGCCCTCGTTCAGGTCGACGCCGTTCGCGTACGTGGTGTTGAGCGGGATCGCGTTCGCGTCGAGCGCGACCGCAGACGCCCCCGTCGGGTAGTCCTTGTTCGCGACCTCGGTCGTCCCGACGCCGGCGGCGCCCTTGTTCACGATGTTCACGTTCGTCGTGTTGGTGTTGTCGCCCGTGATGGCCGCGTCGGAGACGAACTCGATCGCGACCACGCGGCACTTGACCGGCGCCACGAACGCCGCACGCTGCTCGGTCGCGGTCGCGGCGGCGTGCACCGCGTCGCGGTACTTCTCGCTGTACTCCTGAGCCGACCTGTATCCGCCCATCGTTCTTTCCTCTCTCCCTTCGAGAAGAGCCAGGGGAGCGGCCGGGCGGGCCGCCCCCCAATCAGCTCAGGATTTACGAGACGCCGTAGCCACCGTAGAAGCCGCGGAAGTCGCGGACGACTGCGCCGTAGGGGTGCCGGATCTTGTAGTCGATCTTGTCGGCCGCGAAGAGCGAGCCCCCGGTCGGCATGTCGGCCACGAAGAGCTCCGGCTCCTCGCGCCCGTCGAGGAAGGCGACCTCGATCTGCTCCGTCTGGTCCACCCCGGCGCACGCGAACCAATCGGTAGCGTCCGTCAGGTGGGTGATGACGTGGATCGTCGGAGACGCGTCGATGATGAACTTGGGGTCGTTCTCCGTGGTTCGGCGGAAGAGGTTGACGGCCGTCTCCTGGAGGTCGGGCGGGATCATGAGGTGGCGCAGGATCAGCCCGAGGCGCTTGGCCGAGTCCTTCTCGGCCTGCTTCAGCATCACGAGGCGGGCGGCCGTGTAGGTGGCCGCGGCGAGCGCCGAGGTCGTCAGGTTCGAGCCGTGGCCGGCGACGAAGAGCGCCGTGTTGTCGTAGATCACAGCGTTCGTCGCGTAGAAGTTGTGGACGAACTCGTAGAGCGTCCGGCGAGCGGCCGTCGCCATCTTGAGCGGGATGCGCCGGACCGCGCCCACGTCGTCGTTCCGGATCATCTCCCACGTGACGGACTCCATGCCGCCCCGCTTCGCGATGGTGTACTCGACCTTCTCGTCGGTCGGCGAGGAGAGCGTCGGGTAGGGGTTCCCCTCGGAGACGGTCGAGAGGTTGCCGTACCCGCCGAACCGGACGCCCGTCCGCGTCTTGAAGTCGCTCGTCGGCACGACGTCGAAGAGCCAGCCGCGGCCCAGGTCGGCGTAGGCGCCGCCCGCCGCGTTGTACTCGCGGACGAGCGCGCGGTTCAGGGTGTTCGCCAGCACGTTCGCCCAGCTCGAGGACTGCAGGCCCTCGGTCAGGCGCTCGAAGCGGCCCAGGCCCTTCGCTTCCTTCAGGAGGCCGGTGATCCGCTGGTCCCCGGTGATCGCGATGTAGGCCTCCTTGATCGACGTGAAGCGCGGGATCTTGTCCTGATCCGCCTGCGCGAAGAAGCCGTCGAGCGCCGAGACGAGCTTGTCGGCCTCGTCGTTCTTCACCTCGGCGGTCTTGCCCTCGCCGGTGCCCGCGGGCTTGCTCTCGGCGAGCTTGGCGGCCTTCTTCACGAAGGTCTCGGCGACCTTGGTGAGGTCCTCCTCGGAGCTGCCCTCGCGCAGGACCATCGCGTCTCGCGCCAGGTCCTCGAGGTCGCCGAACGTGCGGCCGCGCATCACGCGGTCGACGCGGGCCTCGTGCAGCAGCGTCCGGTCGGCGTCGCTCAGGGCGCCCTTCTGGGCGTCCGGGATCGGATCCGCCTTCGGTGCGGACTTCGGCGGGTCGGCCTTCGGGGCCGGCTGCACCGCTTCGAGGAGGAGGGCGTCCACCTCGGCTTCGGTCGGCGTCGCGCCGAGCTTCGCGTACAGGTCGGGCCGCGCCTCCTTCAGGCGGGCGAGCTTCTTCTCGAGCATGACGAAGTCCTCCTCGGAAACGGGAACGGGGGAACGACCGGCCACGAGACGCAGGAAGCGCCCGCCGGCCGCCGGCTTCGAGACGATGTCCACGGACTCGACCTCGTCGATTGAATCGACGCGGTACGCAGCGCCTTCCGCCAAGCGGATGAGCTGGCCCTTGCCGCTCGCGTTGATCGAGAGCCCGACGAGGCCCGGATGGTCTGCCTCGAAGGCTTCGGTGAGCAGCTCGGTTGCGCGGGCCGACGTCGAGCGGAACGTCGCCAGGATCGCCGTCTTCTTCGCGGCCTCGACGAAGGCGATCCTCGGCGCGCGGATGAAGCCGGCCAGGTCGCGCGGGTCCGGCTCGCTCTTCGATGACGCCGTGTGCGTAAAGTAGACGTGCGAGCCCTCGAAGAGCTTGACCGCAGCCTGGAGCGTCGAGGCCGGGTAGAGCCTGCGGTTCGCTGAGAGGCCCTCCTCGATCACCAGGCATGCCCATTCCTTGAGGTTCTTGCCGTCCTTCGCTTCGACGAATGGGAGTGGGCCGAAGACGCCCGGGTGCCGCGCTTCCTTGAGCGCGTTGTAGGCGGCCTCGCAGGACTGTCCCTCGCCGAGATGCGCTACTCCGAAGAGGTCGACCGTGAAGGGGACATGCCTGAGCCCGCACGTCCCGGGCTCGTTTTCGACGATGGCTGCGTCTTCGAGCGTGGCCACGAGCGTGGCCTTCGATGAACTGAGTGCGGCCAGGACAGCGTCCCGAATCTGCTGAAGACTCAGCACGGATCGAGGGTGCGGGAGCCGGGCACGCCGCGTCTAGGGGGTGCCCGAAAGAGTTGCAGACTCTTGCAGACTTTTCGCTAGTCCTCCAGCATGCCGAGGTCGCGACAGAGGCGGCGGGCCTCCGTGATCGGCACGCGGCGCTCGATCAGGCTCTCCGGGACGACGGTCCGAAGCACCCCCGCCTCGATCAGCTTCCGGACGGTCGGGAGCGAGTAGCCCGTGAGCTCCGCGACCTCGTGCACGCGGAGCGGACGGGGATCCTCGAGCCGCTCGAGCAGTCGATCCATCGCCACGTCCGCTCCCCTCGCTTTCTACCGCTTGAAGATCCCGGCCGGGGCCGCCCCCGGGACGGTGCCGTCCTTCTCGTGCTGGGCGAGCACGCGCCCCGCGTCCGCCGGCCACCGGAGCCGTTGCCCGCCCTGCGTCACGATCACGACTTCGACCGTGCCATCGTGCCGGGTATTCACCCCCCAGCCGAGCACGTGCTCGCGCTCGAGCTCGAAGGCGAGCATCGCGCGGTCGAGCGGCGTCAGGTTGCCGAGCATCGCGGCCTCCTCGGCGAGTTGCTGAGCGGCCTCATCGCGCGGAGGAGCCGGGGGCAGCGGTCCTGGAATCGGGGGCCAATCTTCGTCAGCCTGTCGCTTCTTCGCCATCTCGCCTCCTAGCTTTCCAAGACCACCGGGACACTCGTGCAGCCGCAGTTGATCGTGTTGGCCGCGCTCGCGCTCGGATCCTTCGGGTACATCAGATTCTCGCCCGCAATCACGAACGGGCGATTCCACAGAATCGGAGCCTTCAAGCTGTAGGTCTCGCCGGCCGCGATGTGCTCCGGGCGCGGATGCACCGTCCGTCCAGAGTGGAGCCAATACTTACCTACCTTCACCCCGGTCTTCGCTGCCCGTTCCTTCTCCGCCTGGGATGCGATCTCGAACGCGCGCCCGACCTCGGTGCGCACGATCGCCTCAGCGCGCCAGAAGGCCCGGCCGAACGTCTTCGGGTCTCGGATCACCCGCGAGAGCGCCTTCATCGCCTCGAACGGATCCGTCACCCCGAGCGCCGCGCGCCGGATGATGAGCTTCAACCGGCTGCCGAGCTCGCCCCACACGTCGCGCACCTGGTCGGTG